CGATCAATGTTTCTACCATTTCATGATATCCATTACAACTGGCTATGGCCAAAACGTAATCATCCAAATGATGAATGTCAGCACCCGCCGTAATTAATTGTTTGGCCAGTTCAATGTCATTACGAGTCACGGCCATTTTAAGAGACCAATCTAGATCAGGATTTTCAGTTGGAGAATTAGTGGAGTCAGTCATTGATATCACACAAGTTAATAATATAAAAGACATATTTTGATTATTTTTATTGTTGGGAAATTGTATGTATCATGTCTGATACTAGTGACAAATATTATTATACAATGGTCACGAATCCGTACGAAATATTAGAGACTGAATCAATTGATGAATTAATAACCTTATTGTACGAGGCCAAAGCCAATTTCTTGACTGAAGGACAAATACTTAGCCTGAAATTACCCAAGAATTATTTGGAAGACTTGAGGCAAATCATTAGTTCGTATGAAGAAAGAGTACCCATGTATGATGTCAAATCCAATAATATTTTTCTAATAGCCAGAGAAAATGTTTATCCCAGAATTTTTTACGATAATTATAGATTTATTGACCAAAATTTTTATGACGAATTGTTACAAATCAAAAATCCTAGTCCAAATGACCAAGCCAATGTTCGTTTTTTGTCGTATTATGATTTGAGTGTTTTGTACCAAACCTATTTGAAAATATTTTATGAAAGTTTTGTTTTGAGTTCTTACATCACAAATTGTCGCCGGCCCAGTTACAGTTTCGGAATGGAACATATTTCACCTTATTACAAAATAGACGAACTTAATTATTTGGCTAATGATTGGGGTTTGATTAAAAAAATTACTTTTGATCCGATTGAATTACGCCATTTGTGTCAGGAAATTATTAAACATGACATCCCGGCAGAAACTCTGATAGAACATCAAATGTACATTTACCAATCAAAAGCCATTGGATTGGTCAAACATTATTCTTTATTCGGATCGTATTACATGAATCAGTATTTGAGGCGAAATAAATGTTGTTTTCCGGAAATGACAGATTATGAAGGTGCCATCAGAAATTTGTATCTGGAAAACCAAATTAAAATCATGATTCGACTAATAAAAAATGCGCCACCACTAACCAAAGATCATACAGTTTATCGGTTTGTGGAAAAAGACGATTATTTACGTCATCTAAAAGTTGGTGATATTTATCGGGATTCCAGTTTTATGAGTACCACGAGGAATCCATTTTATTATAAAGAAAATTATGCTTTCGGGTATATTTTGATCAGAATTAGGTTACCGGCGAATGTTCGGGGTATTGGTTTGTCCATTGAAGCTTATTCTAATTTTCCATCTGAGGAGGAAATTATTTTGCCACCAACATCTTCTTATCGTTTGGACAGTATCACGGATAGTCAGGAAACCCAACAATACCATGGAGCATTTGATTTGAAAGTTCAAAAAAGATACGATTTTACTTGGATCAGTAATGATTATTTAAACAAAAAAGATTCTGAAATTTATTTAGATATGCCCGGGGCCACCATCCCAGACATTCCCAAAGCCGACCTAAAAGATTTGTTGGTTGACGAAAATATTAAGTATTTGACCGTGACCGACCGACTAAAATATTTCCGTGATAATTTTACCAATGTCCATAATCAATTCGAATCCAAAATAGGCCAATATACTTATTTATTTAATTTCGAAGCTTATGATGCCAGTAGTGTTTACAAACCATTTTTTTATTATGAGGGAAGCAACGGTATCATGATCACCACAGCTAATCCCAAGTATGGCAACATTAATATTTTAATGGAATTAGGTACGGACATTCATATTAATTATTATTTCAGGTACAGTGTCACGGACCTCAGTATTGTCGTGGACTTGGACACGCCGGAATGGATGGAATGGTTATCATTGTTGGCTTACGTCATAGGTAGTCGAACTGTGATCATTCATTCTAATTATGGTCTGCAGTTCGACCCAAACGATTCAATCGAGAGGAAAATCATGAAAACTCGATACACTTTTTCCACTAATATTTATGCATACATGAAGTACAAAAAGAAAATGTTTCAGTATGTGGAGGTGGTGCCACAATTTGATTATGCCCAACTGGATTATTTGGCTGGAGTTTCTATTTATGATATAATCAAACCAACCGACAAAAATGAATTATATCGAATTGCACAAGTTTCAGGCTTGAGCAATATGTATGATTTTTATTTGTATGTGATAGAAAATTATCCGAAACTTATTGACACCATCCAAAACAAAATGTCAGAAATATACGAACCTGAAAATAATCCATTTTTGAATGTGGCTTATACATTGGATGCCTGGTTGTATTTGTATAATCGTGATCTCATCAGACACATTCCATCAGAGAGAGAATTTGTCGTCAAAAAAGGATCATTTAAAAAATTGATCGGAGACAAAAAAATACCTAAATTCAAAAATAGATTGCGAACTTTTCTCTTGTCCAAAAAAAATTGATTTTATTTTTTTCTCCAAAAAATGAAACTAATACCCATTATTAAATAAATGAGTTTGAAGAGTAGTGGAACCCTCAGTTGTGATTTTATTGTCCAACAAATCATACAGTCGCATTCTTTTTGCTCAACCATTAGACATCATATAGAAATATGTTTGACATTATATTTTACGTGTCGATCCAAGACAAAAAATATTGCGTGGAAAATGGATTATTTGTCAGAATTATTTTGTACACATGTTGATTCATTTAATCATTTGGAGGAAATACTTCAATATGTTCTGAAACAAAATCCATTCTCCAATATCCCGTCCAAACAAAGAGTTGCCACAAATTTTTTGAAAAAATGTTTGAGTTATTTAACGTATCGCTTGGAAGATTTTTCTCTGATTCAGTTCGCATCCGAATTCTATGGAAAATCTATTCCAGAAACACGAGAAGATATTTTGAGTTGTTTTATGATGTTTTACATAGAACCATATGCTAGCATGGCCAAAAATCATAAAATTAAATTAGAAGAGTATCGACATTTGGTTAGTTGTCTCTTGTTAATTGGATTTGGTAAATTTTGTAGCAAACTGGGTTTTGGCATGACCACATACATGTATATAAATGCATACAAACCAGTCATCAAGAAAATAATTTCTGTTATTTCCAAAAGCAAGGAAGACGATTGGGAAGAATCAGTCAAAAGCAAGATTGCGGTAATAACGGAATCTTTCAGTTATTGTAACACGTCCAAAAATAAAGAAGATGTTATTCGCCAGATTTATATCCGGTACTATGTCCCTGCCAAGACAATTATGCGTATGAATCGAAAACAATTTAATGCATTTATCAAAAAATATCCAGACAATATCATGTGGTCTAATAAATATTCTGAATTGTATCGCCAACGAAAATTATTACTCACTAAATATACTCATTTATTACCACTATATAAATCTCTTTCGAGAGTTCTGGATGGCGAAGGCGAGTGCGATTCCCAGATCCGACCAAATATTTTGTCCCTAGACAAAATTCAATTTGACATCGAAGTATAATATTGTTACCATTATATATAATGATATTAGCACCAGCACAAATTAATGATACAGACTTGGTCATTTATCAACAAAAAAATATCAAGCCAGATAAAAAAATTATTGAGGGATTTAGTCGTTCATGTGGCCAAATGTCACTGTTTGAATATTTAATTTTTGTTGTTGGACTGGCCATTATTTTGTTTCTGATTTATTATTTATTTTTTTACATGTCACGCTAAATTATAATATATTTTATGAGTCACATTCATAAAATAATCCAACATAATTTTATTAATGCATTTTTAGATGCATTAACAAAATTATTTTCGAAAAATTGACTCTTTCCCACTATTTGACAAATTAATGTTGATACCACAGACTCAAATTATGATGCCACCTAAAAGAAAAGTAACCACTGTCCAGAAAAAATTAGTTGTTGGTAGAAACATTTCATCTATCTCTGGCACTAAAATCAATATAGTGGTTACATCCTTTGCGAACTTATTAGTGAGAAGACCATGTATCAACTCGTTCTATCTTCTAACGGTGATATCTCCAGATTGTTTAAGAAAGATGTTTTGATATCTTGGCTAATCTCCGGGAGAATTGTCAATTAGAGGTAACCAATCAAAAGATCTCTTTGAAGAAGAACTGAGATAAACAGTGCCGAATCTAATCACATCCGGACAATTAATGAGGATCAATTTAGACCATATGACTTTACAAACCCTGAAAATGTTCTATATACATAACATCTGATTATTTAGGGTTCCAAAATAGTCATTCCAATTATGTCAAGCGTCATGTCCTCTATTCTTTCATCATATCCATAAAAATCGAAGACATAATTGCCTGCTTCAAGTCTCTCAAGGCTGAATATAAATCTGGTCTTCTTTTGTTGACGCTAAGATTATTAATGGTAAGAAGGATAAGAAAACATTCCATCGACTCCTGAAAACCAAATATCCTGATCTCCTTGAATCATATTCCATCAACAACAAGAATAAAGTGGAATTATATCGACTCAATTCTATTTTAATGAATGAAATCAATTCTTATAATGTTCGTGATAAGTGTCTTTAATCCTCCCAATAGGAAATTAACCCATGAAGAAAAGGAAATCACCTCCTACCTCGTCAAACAGGAAGCCATCTTCCTGAAATACATCAGTAAAATCAATCAATTTCTGATGAATGATTATTATCTCTATAAATATCTAACACTTAAATAACAACTTGAACATAAAAAGAAGATGAAACAATTAGAGTCAGAAAAAGACAAGATAATATATGATAACATCGACAAACTGATAGAATTAAACTAACAAGAGCCAAAGTGGAATCAAGTAAATACAATTACAAAAAACGACCCCAGATGATAACTTTAATCATATCATAGATGAACATCTTAATTATCTTCTAAATAATTCTCCGAAAAAAGGAACTGCTATCTAGAGACATTCAGGTTATTCTCGACCGTAATACGGTATTTTAATATCTCCCAATGTCCTCCTGATGCGACATCAGGACAAGTATCTTCTTCCAATCATCTTCCTACAAACTTGTTGCGGGAACGTGGTTGGGTTTTTTTTTGGATTTGTGGTTTTTTGGGTGTGTTTTTTTTGATATAGGGTTTTTTGATGTATATGTACAAGAACAAAATATTTACAAGAACAAAATATTTACAGTCTCCTCGTTCTTCTCGCTCTCCTCGCTCTTTGTTGCCTTCTTCGTCGTCGGGTCTTGGGCTCGGGATCGAGTTCGAGTTGGAAATAAGATTCGAATTCGGAGTCGGAATCAGAATAGGAATCGGAATCTTCGAGATCTTCAGATTCTTCCGAAGCTGGAAGCTTTGGTTCGGGCTTTGATATGAAGTAAAATTCGGAGTCATCGGAATCATACTCTAAATGACTAAGGTTGAAGTCGAACTCCGAGTCGGAGTCTTCCTCAGGCTCTTCGCTGTCAGGAAAACCGTTGGCGCAAATCCAGTCCAGAACATGGAAGTGTCGCGACTCCATTGCCAGCCATTTAGCTTGCTTGTTCCAAGGACAATCATTAGCCCGAGCCCATTTCAGAACTTCGAGATGACCACTCTGCGCAGCATTAGCACAAGTTTGCTCGTTCCAAGGACAACCGTTGGCTCGAAGCCATTGTAGAATGTGAAGATGTCCTGCATCAGCAGCACAACTGCAAGTGTTTTCACTCCAGGAACAACCTTTTTCTCTGAGCCATTGGAGAAGAGCTAGGTTACCACTCATGGTTGCTGAGTCGCAGATATTATCATTCATCGGGCAACCATTTTCATAGGCCCACTGAATGACATTAAGATGACCGTTGTACGCAGCTTTGTCACAAACAAAATCGTCTATTGGACAACCATTAGAATAGGCATAGACGAGAACATCGAGATGTCCGTATAAAGCCGCGGTTGGGCAAATCTCTTCATCCCAAGGACAACCATTAGAACGAGCATAAACGAGAATGTTTAGATGTCCGTTCATAGCAGCTTTATCGCAAGTATACTCGTTCCAAGGGCAACCGTTTTCACGAGCCCACTGGAGAACCTGCAAGTGGCCTCCTTCGGCAGCACTCGCGCATGTCTTCTCGTTCCAAGGGCAACCGTTTTCACGAGCCCACTGGAGAACCTGCAAGTGCCCGCCCGTAGCAGCTTTAGCACAAGTTTTTTCGTCCCAGTTTTGATCATGATCACGAAGCCATTGGAGCATCTCCAAATGACCTCCTTTGGCTGCGCTCGCGCAGAGATTTTTGCCCCACGGACAACCATTATCGATGGCCCATTTTAGAACTTCCAAGTGTCCTCCCTCAACAGCTGCTTGGCAGGTGTTGCTATCCCAGGGACACCCCATTTCCCGAAGCCATTGCAGCACCTCCAAATGACCTGCTGCGGCTGTGGCTGTAGACGCGTTAATGGGAAAACCTAGTTCGCAAAACCATTGGAGCAATGTGAGATGACCAGAAAAAGCGGCTTTGTTGCAAACGAAAAGAGCTTGTCTCTTGGAGATGTGATGTGTGGATAAATAGTTGGATAAAATTTGATGAA